AACGCTTCAAGAGCAGTAGAGTCATCATAGTCAATCAAGACATCAGATGCACCGTTGATCTGGTAGTGAGACTGAGTAGCATCAGAACCATCAGCAGTACCTGCATCGTTTGACACGTTCAACAACTCTGCGAACAGATCGTCATCGACTTGCTTAGCAAGAGCGTAACCTGCATCGTCAGTGTAGAAACGGCGGAGTGAATCCAACGCTTGTACTTCTGTGATGTCTTCGATCAAGCGTGAGTATTCGTAGTGCTTGTCGATAGTGATTACAACTTCTGTGTTAGCAGTCTGTTGAATTGTTACAGTGTCAGCCGCTGTCTTTGCATTGGCCGCGCCACGGACAGGCTTAGGAATGTGAAGAGTATCACCTTTCTTACCAGTCATAGGCATTTTGTTTACGAGGTTAGCAAGAACGAGTTTCTGCTTGTACGCCGCAATGATTTCATCTGACCACAGTTCTGGAATGAACGTAGCCGCGTTTGCTAAAGTAACGGTATTGTTACTTGCGGGGGTTAAGTTTGCCATTGTAAATATCTCCTAATAGCTATTTAACTCGACCCTCAGCATATGCTTGGCGAATCTCAGCCGCCATATCTTGATATCTGTTAGGGTCTGTTTGCATAAGTTTAATAATATCAGCACGACGATAGACTTTACGACTTGGCTTTTCACCGGAACCTTTTGCATTGCCATTTGAAGCGGACTTCAATTGACGTTTGCGATCAGCTTCTTGCATCTCAGCAGTTTCAGTCACTAAGTTTTGACGTTCTTTCCACAACGTGAGAAGCTCATCAGCACTATCGTATTCAAACTTTTGATCTGCTCGTTGATACAACTCAGTGCGTACCTTAGAAGCCGCGACCCATTCACCAAACTTACTATCCTGAATAATCTCTTGGAAGTCAGGATGGTTTGCTTGTAGCTTGTTAAAAATCTCCTGTCGTTTCATTGATGCTGAGACTTCCTCAGCTTCTTTGATCTTCGGGTGATTTGCTAACTTATGCTCAAAGTATTTGTCAGGATCAGCAAAAAAGTCGATCTCTTCTTCGTCTTTTTCTTGTGGGCTATTCGTGGCTAGTTGTGTCTTAACGAAATCATCAACGATTTTGCGGAGTTCGCCAACTTCTGAAGATTGTTTGCCTAAGAGTTTTTCAGCTTCCTGATGCATCCTGACAACATCTTTGATGTCTTTGCCTTGATACTTTTCAGGAATGTCTTCCTCTTGTGCTTCCTGAATTTCTTCAGGTTCTGCAGGTTGCTCCTCTTCAGGAATCTGCGTTTCATCTTCTAGTGTAGCGAATATTTCCCCGTCTTCTGGTTGATACTCGGGACTCTCATCTATAAAACGTGCCATATTGTTAAACTCCGTGGCTAAACGCCATTATGGAAATGTTATTTACGTGCGGCTCTCTCATGATCCTTAGCCCACCTATCGTCTTTATCAGGCCAACCATGACCTACGAAATGTGTTCGGACCGGAGAGATTATCCGTACTGATGTTTCACCGCATTCCTTACAGGTTGAGAAGTCACAGTCTGACGAGTCAGCCCAGTCTTCCTCTGTATGGTTACATACGGTGCATTTATAATCGTATCGCCTAAGCATTATTTCGGCCCTTGCAATACGTCATAAGCTGTTTTGATACCTGTCTCAAAGCGTCTCACTCTGAACAGCGCATCGCGTTCACCTTTGACAAACGCTAAATGTGTTTCATTCTTAATGTCTTCTATACGATGTCTATCAAGAATGTCGTTGATCTCTTCGATGAATTGTTTCCAACCATCTGTCATGAACAGATCAAAATAAGTTTCGTAATACTTTTGTTCTTCAGGACTCAAAGAGTTTCTCCTGTTGTTTAATGCAAATATTATACCACAGTTTTATTCATTTGTCAAGTCTTTTTCTTGACTTTTGGTAGTTTTTGTGGTACGGCTTACTGGAGCAGTTTCTAATTTTTTTAAGCGTTCATCGAGTTTTGTCAAGATACCATTCATTTGTTCAATGATTTCTTGGAACTCTTTCTTAGTAACAACCATGCTTATTGTTTCCTCATTTGCATTTCAACCATGTCTTCTTTACTCTCAAGCTCACGTTCTTTTAACAACAACTCTGCTAACTTAACCCGGCGTTGAAACTCTTTATCAGATTCATTTGGTAACTTTGCAACCGTATCGTATGGGAGCAATTCTGTTTCCACTTGATTCTGTTGTACACGAGATACAATCTCAGCGGTTTGCGCTTGAATGTTTTCAACTGTTGCTTGCTTCTGAGCCATTTCCATCTGCATTGCCATTTGTTGCATTTCTTGCTGTTGTGGATTTGGCTGATTCGCTTGACGTAACCCTTCAATAATTTCTTCACGGTTACTCAGGTTCATGTTGTCTACAATTGACTCAATTAACATTGGATACATTGGAGACTCAGGTGACATTGTTTGCAACAATTGTACTAACTGAGTGACTTCATATTCACGAGCAATAATACCCAAAGAGCTTGAAGCAACAAACTTAAAGTCTTGTACCGGATACAGTTCAGGTGTAAACTGCATATAACGGTGGGCGGCTTTAGTTACAAAGGGTAGTAAGAACGAGTCTTGGAAGTTAATCAATGTACGCTTGTGACGCTTAATGATAGCACCCAGTGACATTGAGATACCTGCCGCTGTCGCATCACCATTGATTGAACCCGGAATACCTGCGGCATCAATTGCACCTGTAGCCATCTGAACCATCTGCTGTAAAGTAGCGGCTTGGTTAAATGTATTTGGATCAAGCTGACCAAAGTTAAATGGCTGTAGGATCTCAGCAGGATTACCATTAGTCAAGATTGCTTTGCCCGGACGTACCTCTAGCTTAGCACCACGAGGGAGCCTAGAAGCGTCCACAGCCATCATTGGATGTACAGTCAATGCCAATGCATCAATACGTGCGCGTAGTTCTGTGTCAAGGGCTTTCTGTGCGTTGTAACCTTTCTCACAGATGCCACGTCCCCAGAAACGACTAGGGACTACATCCCAAGGGAAAGCAACAACAGGACGGTCTTGCATCATGTATGGGTTTTCTTCTGCTTTAAGAAGTATACCACCATTAGCAATAATTACCACAGCTTCAACATAAGCTGATTCTTCTTCACCTGTTTCAACTGCTTCTTCGTCTTCTTCGCGCTGTGCTTCATACAACAAGTCTCGTGGTACAAGGCCATAGTATTTTGTGAGGCGGACTTTATCATCCATGTAGATAGTTAGGTCTTGGTCTGGTTCAATGTCCGTGTCAGGAGCTGATACAGCAATCGGAGTGTCAAAGTAAATACCTTGTTCCTGTGCTTGCTCTACTTGATGTAACGGTACGAACTCATCAATAGCAACACCCAATGCTTCTTCAATACTTGTAGCAACAGGGTCAATCAAAAAGTTCTGAGGCATAACAGGGCGAATCTTAACAATGGTGCGCGGTTGTTCCATCACACCAACGGCTGTCAACTCTCCACCCATCACAGGTTGCGTTGCAGGTTTAAGTTCTTTAACTTCTTCTAGTACAACTTCGCCAATACCCATACCAAAAACTGCAGAGTTAATTAAACACTCGGCAATTCCTTTGCGTGCTTTGGCGAATCGCATATCTTCTTCAAGTTGCGAGCGCAAGATTTGGATGTCTGCTTTTTGTTGATCTTGCAGGTCATCTTTAATATCGAACCACTTACCACGGCCAAAGGTTGCTTCTTCAACCTCAGCAACAGCAGACTCAACAGCTTGTTGCAGTGCAGGAGAGATAAGACGTGAACGCTCTGATGCACGCATTGAATCTTCTTCAGCCCAGATGCCACGCCATAGACGATAATACTCATCAAACTTTTCTTGATAGTTTGACTCAAAGTGGTCACGCCATTGATTGCACTTGTGTATCACCCAACCTTCTAATGAGCCGGGGTCTTCAGTGTTATGATCGTAGTCCATGTTAATATCCTGCTACAGGGTCTAAAATTTCAAAGTCGTCTTCTTCGTAATCGTAGTAGTACGACACCTTTGCTAACTGGTCAATGTATGCCAGAGCATCTACTAAGTCATCATGCACTAAGGCATTAGGAAACTGAAATAACTCATCAAGAAAGTTAGCAGTCCAGTCGCCTTTGTTTAATGTTATTTGTCCGTGTTCAAAACGTCCTTGCAAAGCCCACACAACACGATCAGTCTTTTTCTTGTTGCCGTGTGTCAGCTCTTCCACCCTGAAGAACCGTTGTTTTGACTTCATTAAGTCGGTGAGGTAAGGGAGTACCGCATTCTTCAATGCCCCTTTTTCGATGCCAACCGCAATTGGTTGATAATGTTCTACAGCATCGAATATCTTCTTGGCGGTCTTTTTGATATCCCATCGTCCATGTACAATATCCGCTACCCACCATCCGTTCTCACTTGCTTTGACAATTGCAATTGCTGTTTGGTCAAGTTTTTTATTTTTAGATTTGGTTGCAGATTCAATATCAGCAAAGCCTGCAAGGTCAACTGCAATGTAGTAGTCACCAATCTCAGGTTCTTCATCATCAAACTGTACCCAGTTCTCTTTGAATACTTCACTGCCTGATGCTTCAAACGAGGCAAGGAACTCTTGACGGAATGCATAACTAGACATTGACTTTTTTGCTGTGTCAATCTCTTCAGGGTCTAGTAGTGGGTTATCGTATGATGTAAAGTGCCACGCCTTGTAGCTATCATCATCTCCTAACTCTGCATAGTGATACAGTTCATAGAAGTGGTTACGCCCCATCGGTGTGCCAATAAACATGGCTTCGCCCTTCTGGTCAGCAAGCGCAGGACGTAGAATCTGTTCCCATACACTAGGCTTCATATCCGCATATTCGTCCATCACAAGGAACTTCAGGGATACACCACGCATTGTCTCTGGTCTGTCAGCACCCTTCAGTGAGATAGTGCAACCGTTAATGAGAGTGATTTGCAAGTTGTTAATGTGGGATGTCTTGATAACAGGATGCGCTAACTCGAGCAGAGTAGACCACATAATGTCACGGGCCTGCCCCTGAGTCGGTGCAACATAAAACACATGACCACGGTTTGTTTGCAATCCATAGATAATCAACTGCCATGCGGCTAGACGAGACTTACCAGTACGCCGACCTGCCGCTACAATCTTGAATCGTGTTGGATCGTTAAAGACTTCCTGTTGCCAAGGAAGCAACTCAACATTAAGCTCCACGCATAATCTCTACAAGCTCTTCGCCACGGCGTTTGACCTGACGATACCACTTTGAATCCACCATCTCATCTGCGGCCTTGGAGTAGTTCCCCTCATTGACAGCAGTAATCATATTCTTAAACTTGCCTAAGCGTGAACGCCCTAGATTAAACGCCATGTTCACCAACACACGCTGTACATTCTCAGGATGTGAGCTAAAGTTTAGAAACAATGCACTGGCATCAGTACACGCGGCATTACAATCGTCATGAAATACTTGGAGGATACGTTCATCAGTCACTGGTGTACCCACAGGCCACGTATATTCCATGTCTTCTTCAGTGACCATGTGACCAATACCAAAAGTAGGATAGTTCTCAGAACATAAATAGATTTCAGCGACGTACCCTTCGTGCTTAACAAGGTCTTCCTTGATTTTTTCAATCAGATTCGGGGGTAACATCAATAATGTCCTCGTCATTTGAAATAATTGTTTCGCCGCCTACGCCTTTGATCGTAATAGACACAGCAGAACGCCCAGTATTGTTTTTGTCTTTCTCAAAATAACTGACGGGCAACATCCGATCCATCAACAACTTCCATGCCGCCGCCTGATTCTTGTGTTCGTCATTCAACGCGGCATCCATGATTGAATCTAACACCTTTTGCGACTTCGGAGAAGCCAACATACGTGCTTTATACTCGTTAATGATTGATGCATCGCCGGGTGGTCTACCCCGTTGCCCTCGATTGCCGTCTTTCTTCGATTCAACAAGGGATTTTCTGGGTCTTCCTCGCTTCTTCGGTTGAGTATTCTCAGTCATTGCTGTACTCTATGTAGTTACTAAGTCGTTAACTCTGCATCTTAGTATTTAAAAATAATAAATGCTTCGTATTCTGTTAGAATGTTTGAAGGAAGTTATGCTAAGAGGTGCATAGGTTGCCTTCGTATCTCTAAAGTACATATATTGTAGCATACTTTTTAGGATTTGTCAAGTCTTTTCAGTACAAACAGTGCAGATTCTTACTCTCCCCATTTAACTTCAGCGGGTTTCAGGAGTCCTGCATCTCCGCAGACGCACTTTTTAGTTATAAAAACAATATACTTATAACTAAATGATAGGTAGTAAATCACTGCAAATGTTAATGCGAATTATTCTTATTTACTAAATTCTAAATTCACTCTTTTTTGTGTCTGAGCAGTACCTATAGTAATAATGTAGCGCATAGCCCCTCCCCCGCCCTCTTTATCGCGCGCCGCCTGCCTGCGTAGAAAAGCTCACGCACACCCGTTTCAACCTATCACGATGGAGCCTGCACCAATCTGTCTAGTCGATGTGTGAGTGTCTAGGTAGCACCTATCAGCGACACCTACACCGACAGCTCCACAAACCCTGCACGCTGTCTGCAACTTTCACGCACCTGCACAAACCACTGTTACCCACAGTAACACCAACAGTATTACCAAACGTAACAGGTAACACATTCGCACTACGACTTAGGTCTAAGGCAATCGCTACAACCCGCATAAACACTGAGGCTCAAAAGTTGGCACGCTACCTGCAAGTATCTCAGCAAGTCGTTGAGAAGCCCTCAGCGGCGGAGTCCCTAGCGACTCGACGTGATCTTTAAGAATTGAATGTTTGCGATTTAGTACGTCATGCGGCAATTGCTGTGAGTCAGTACCAAAGGCTTCCGGTTGAGATGGAAAGGTCATCAGAGATGGCTAGGCATCAGACGGTTACCAAGTACGCTCAGACGATCTTTAGGAACACTCAAAACGCACTCCCTGTTTCATAGTGTGGGCATGAGTCAAAGGATGGAACAATCGCACAACCCCTTGTGGGTTGACTCAGTAGCCTGAAGCAACGGGCTACTGACTGAATCCACAAACCATAGGAAACCGAGAGGTAGTACATGATCACATTTGATGAACTATTGAAAGCAAGCAACGCACTGCGCGAAACTTCAGATTGTACGGTGAAGGCATTAGCTGTAACCCGTGAAATCCCATACGAGGAAGCCCATGCGATCTGCAAGCAATTCGGAAGGCGGCCACGGGCAGGAATGAGTCAACGCAAAATCAACATAATGTTGAAAGCGGAGGACAATGCGGAGCCGTTGCCACATCACGAACTCGACAGGCTGAGACAGTCGATTGGAGTTCAACATCTAACACCGAACAACATAGGCAAAGCGTTAAAGCGTTGCGGCTATGCGGCGTGGAACTTCTACGCAACCACTTGCAACCATGCGATAGGAATACGCAAAGGGCAGGTAGTTGATTGGACTGAGGGCAGAAGACACCGCATCACTTGTTTGATTCCGGTCAGACCTGTGAAGCAAGAACAACTGGTGATCTCACCAACAGCTCCAAAGGGATTCCGCAAGCTACGCCACAAAAAAGCGGCAAGGCTTGGACTTGATCCCAAAACTGGTCTACCATTGAACAACTAACCAAAAAAGCCCCGCAAGGGGCAAGGAGCATACAACATGACTACATGGACAACATTTGAGACTATCGACGAGACCCCACGTTTTCAGGAGTTCTTTGTTGATAAATTAGGCGTTCACCAATATGCAAAGGACAACCGCACACGCTTTCATATTGTACGTGGAACACAACCGAAGTCTGTGCAAACTGATTGGGTTGTCTGGGATCTCGAATCAGAGGACGATCAAAGGGACGCACACGAGGGAACAATGCGTGAAGTGATCCAGTGGGTCGCAGGGCGAGTGCTTTACGGAGCATGATCAACCCCCAACTGACGAGGCTGTCTAGCTAACAGCCGAAACTCCAGAGAATCCCTCGCTCTGGAGTCTTGGGAAGCTAACACTGGAGGAAGCACCATGAAAAACGGTTACGAAACAAAAGAGCAATGGAACACAGCATTGTGGTTGAATAATGATGAAGGTTTTTACAACCTGTTATTAAATAAAGTAGAACTGGTTGTTTATATGCACATGACAAAAACTCAAGCAGTTTATGAAATGTTGCGAGACTTACCCGCTAAAACACCAGACGGGACAAAGTGGGACGCGGATACAATCCTTGACCTAATCGACGAACAATATACAGAAATGTTGGAGCATAGTTAAAATGAATTTCTTTGAAAACGCATTATGCGATCTGATTGATTTGGAAGAAAAACTGGACACCTTAGCGGCAGACGCACACGATGGTCATTTAGAGGCGGCAGAGCTGACAGATGTTGACCTAGAGTTGCGAGACATTATCGAGGAGTTCAAGAAAATACACATTGGACTGGTCAAACAAGACCGATTGATGAACGAACTAGCGGAGATTCAGCTATGACAAATGCACAAATTCTAACAGCACTCAGAGAGGCTCGTCAGAGCCTCAACGAAGCAGGGGACGCACTGATTGAAACGCAGGAGCATGACAGCGTAGCACTTGACAACGCAAACAACGCTGTCGAATATGCACTGATCCAAATCAGGGAAGCGATGGACGAACTACTAGGGGAGACGTACTAATGGAAGGATTGTTTTTCACAATAGCAGGCATTGCCGGTTTCTGCTTAGTCTTGGGATTCGGTGGATTCATGGCTTGGTTGTTTGGTATTGATGGTGAGGAGTAATCGGATGAACAGGAGTGAATTGTTTGAATATCTGGAAAAGTTAAACTATGAAGTGTTGACGGATGATTACGGTTATCTGAGAATCTTGATTGAGTATGAGGAGGACGAGGAAGATGATGACAATCAGGTATGACAATAGAATCAGGGTCAATAGGTTGATCGACAAACAAACAGGGGAGGTTTTGGATTTACTGAACGAGGCGATGGCGATACTTCACGACACTGGCAACACAGAGTCAGAGACGCTCGATCAAGTGATGGTGTCTTTGAAGTACACCACGCAGAAACTTGTTGAGTACCGTGAGAAAGTAGCCTGAGACGCATTGTAAAGCCCTGTGAGCGACGTTCGTTAGCAGGGCTATACCTACATACTGGAGAATGATGATGAGTAAAAAATACTGTGTGGCGGAGAGATGGGTTGTTGAGGTTCGGTACTATATCGAAGCTGACAACGAAACAGAGGCTTGCAAAGCGACGGTTGACGTATGGCCGGACGATCAAGAGTATATTGATGTGATCGAAACAATAGTTGAGGAAGTGAAATGAAATACTTTACAGACGAAGAAATATTTGAGGCGTTGGAGACTATTGCAGGCTCTCACGCAGGAATAACACACGATATTATCCATCGAGCAATCGAACGCATACGACAGAAGCAAAAGCAGATTGATTGCCTACACGAGCGTCTCAGCACTGCCGCAAATATTATAGGGCATAACATGATATCGGAGGCGATGTATGACTGATAAAACATTGAGGGCGATAAGCCATGCCGCGTTACACGTTGATCAAGCGATTGAAGCACTCGACGAGACGCATTTGTTAGATGATGAACGGTTGGACGATACGTACCGAAACCTGATCGACATGAAAGTGTTACTGAGATCAGTGCATGAGGAGTATATGAACGTAGACATGAAAGACTGGGACACAGACATAGGGGATTACTGATGGACAGACCTAAGTGTAGTGAGTGTGGTTGCCCTGCTGATGCAGTGGAGAAAGATCACTGGTTTTATTGTGCGAAGTGTTGGCTCAAGAGGTTTAGGAAATGAGTTGGAAGAAACAATATTCAGACAAAGATCTGGCGACGTTCATCGAGATGTGGGGCGAAGGTTACACAGCGATGGAGATAGCAAAGAAGCTAAACAAAAGTGTCAATTCGATACGTCAGTTTGCGAGCCGCTATCGTGAGAAGTACAATCTTGAGAGGCGTGAAGGAGGTCGTGTCGTGTCACGTCACACGTTTGACAAAGAGTGGCATGGTGTGATACCCTGTGGTCATTGGATGATCACAAAACCTTGGGGTAAACAATGCGATGTCAAGCCTGCAACAAAGTCTTAACTGATTTTGAATCAACAAGAAAATCAGCTACTTACGAGGACTTCCTCGATCTTTGCAACGATTGTTATGGGACAATCAGAGATGATGTGAAGTCTCTCGATAGGGCTGATCTGATGACGGTGCATGATGTTATTGACATTGATAATGATTCATGCTAAACTGATTACTAAGTTATTAACTAAGCATATAAATTATTATTATACTTAGTTATCTCTTTAGAGGATTAAGTTATGGACAAGATTATGTTTGAGAGTAATGTTGAGTTTGAACTGGCGTTGACAGAGATGCGTGAGCATGAAGCGTTTGTTTCAATATGCGAAGTGATTTACAAGCATGGATTGTTGAAGACCCTGCACCGCATGGCTGACTATTGCAATGATCCAAAAGAAGCGTATGCTTTGTTGTTGTTAGCAAACACATACAAGGAGAATGAGCGTGCCATTTGTCAAGACGCACCAACCATGCAATGATTGTGGCTCCAGTGATGCGCTGTCTTACAACGAAGATGGCTCATCATTCTGTTTTAATTGCGAAGCGTTCACTGCATCGCAAGAAAGTACACCAACCCATACGGAGGTTAAGGTGCAAGCAAAAGTATTAGAGGCGGGTGTGTCCAGTTTATTTGACACATCTCAATACCGGACGATCCTTGATCGAGGCATCAGCTCGGAGACTGCGCGGACATACAAGTGTCTATTTGATGGTAAAGACTACAAGTTTGGATACACTGATGTCCAAGGCAAGGTAGTCGCAACAAAGACTCGGACACCTGACAAGGATTTCTTTATCAACGGTGATTGGAAGTCAGCTCAATTGTTTGGTCAGAATTTGTTCAGCAAAGGCGGTAAGTTTGTGACACTCGTTGAAGGCGAGTTCGATGCAATGGCCGCATACCAAATGACAGGCTCAAAGTTTCCTGTTGTCTCTATCCGCAACGGTGCTACGTCTGCACTGAAGGACGTGCAAGCACAGTATGAGTGGCTCGATTCCTTTGACACTATCGTGATTTGTTTTGATGGTGACGAGGCAGGTAAACGTGCTTCAGCTCAAGTGGCGGAGTTGTTTGGCTCCAAGTCTAAGGTGTTCAAGCACAAGGCAGAGATGAAGGATGCTTGTGATTATCTCAGCACCAAACAAGACGGTACATTCCGGGAGCTATGGTGGCAAGCAGATCAACACGTACCTGACGGCATCATTGTCGGTTCGTCATTACTGGAAGAAGTGCTACGCCCTATTGAACCGTCCGACTGTTCGTATCCTTTTGAAGGGCTGAACAAGTTGACCTATGGGTTACGTAAGGGTGAGCTAGTCACAATCACAGCAGGTTCAGGACTTGGTAAGTCTCAGTTTGTGCGAGAGATTGTGTGGAGTGTACTGAACAAGACAGAGGACAACCTAGGTCTGATGTTCTTGGAGGAGTCAGTGCGAAAGACTGCGCTGTCTATCATGTCGCTTGCGGCTAACAAACCTTTGCATCTACCGGACTGCGATGCAACTATCGGAGAAAAAGAAGATGCTTTCTTGGAGACCCTCGGCACTGACCGTATATATCTGTTCGATCATTTTGGTAGTACCAGTGTTGATAACATCATTAGTCGAGTACGGTATCTTGCCAAAGGACTGGGGTGTAGTTATGTATTCCTCGATCATATTAGTATCGTGGTGTCTGCTCAAGCCAGTGGTGATGAGCGCAAAGCAATAGACGAGATCATGACCAAGTTGCGTATGCTTGTACAAGAGACAGGCATTGCACTGATTGTTGTGTCACATCTCAAGCGTCCTGAATCGAAGGGACATGAAGAAGGTGCGGCTACGTCTCTGGCTCAGTTACGTGGATCAGGATCTATTGCACAGCTCAGTGACATGGTGATAGGATTAGAACGTAACGGACAGGCTGAGGATATCAAGGAACGGAACACGACTCGCGTCAGAGTATTGAAGAACCGTTTCTGCGGTATCACCGGACCTGCTTGTAATCTACTGTACAGCCACGACACTGGCCGTATGAAAGAAACAATTGATGAGGACGAGTTATGATTACAGTAGAATTTACTGCGCAAGATATGGCAGAGTGTAAGCGTAAAGGAGAAGAAACTGTAAACATCTGTCGAAGTCAAGGAGCAAGACCTCGACTTAAAGAAGGTACAGAAAAAATGAAGCGAGAACAAGGTAACGAGATGGGCTTTCGAGGTGAGTTAGCATTTGCAAAACTTTACAATCTTGAGCCTACCGATGTAACTGTGTACGCAGATGATGGAATTGATTACACACTTCCTGACGGGCGGACTGTCGATGTAAAGTTGTCTACATATAAAAATGGAGACTTAATTTTTGATAGTTTTGATAAGTTTAAATCTGATCTCGCTGTTCTTGTTTACGGCAGTTACGACGAAACCTCTGTTAATATTGCAGGGTGGGTAACGAAAGAAGAATTTATTGACAGGTGTGAAGAACGTGACTATGGTTACGGTATGCGTAAGTTTTTAAAGAAGCATAAGCTGAACGATATGAGTACATTAACTGTATGAAGGTATTGGTACTCGACATTGAGACCAACCTTGCACACGATAAGATATGGTGCTGTGTCTGCAACGGTGACGTGTATACAGATGCGAATGATTTACAACAACTAATCAATTCACACGACATCATTGTTGGGCATAATATCATTGGCTTTGATGGCCCGGTACTGTCACGAGTGTGGGGTGTAACAATCCCACTACGCAAAGTAAGAGACACACTGGTCATGTCACGGCTATGGAATCCACAGTTGGAGGGTGGGCATAGCCTGCGTGCATGGGCTGAAAGACTCGGTGACTTCAAGGACGACTTCACTGACTTTGACGGTGGTCTAACACAGGAGATGATCGCATACTGTAAGCAGGACGTTCATGTAACATCTTTGCTTTACTCTAAGTTGACACGAGAGCTACAAAATTACGGTAATAGTGTAGACCTAGAGCATAACATTGCATTCATCATGAAGAAGCAGGAAGACAATGGTTTTAAACTCAATCAACAAGAAGCTATCTCTTTGTTGGCTACGCTTAAGGATCGCATGGCTTTTATTACTGACCACTTGCAAAGTATATTTCCTCCGATTGTGGAAGAGCGTTGGTCAGAGAAGACAGGCAAGCGTCTCAAAGACGGAGTTACCGTATTCAATGTGGGGTCAAGGCAACAGATCGCACAGCGTCTTCAGGAACGTGGCGTTAAGTTTACTAAGACGACTGAGAAAGGCACTATCATAGTTGATGAAGGTACACTCAAGGCTATTGATTTACCTGAAGCGCAGTTAATCGCTGAGTACCTGATGATACAGAAGCGTGTGGGTCTACTTGAATCATGGATTGATAACGTCAAGGAGGACAGTAGGGTACACGGCAGGGTCATTACTAATGGTGCTGTGACTGGACGTATGACACATCAGAAACCAAACATGGGACAAATCCCTAGTGTCAACAGTGAGTATGGAGCTGAATGTAGGGCGTTATGGGGGGTAACTGACGGGAATGTTTTAGTTGGGACAGACCTTAGTGGCATAGAGCTACGATGCCTCGCTCATTATATGCAAGATCCAGACTGGACAGAGGAGTTACTGAATGGGGATATCCATCAGAAGAATGCTGATGCCGCAGGTATCGCTAGGCCGACTGCGAAGACAATGGTTTACGCACTGTTATATGGGTGTGGTATCGGAAAGCTCTCAACGATCTTGGATACAAATCAAAGGCAAGCTAAGAGGACTCTCGATAACTTTTATCGCAACACCCCTAAGCTCAAACAGCTCATGGAAAAAGTACAGAAAGTGGCGAACAAAGGATATGTGCCGGGGTTGGACGGTAGAAGAATACTGGTCAGGTCTGAACACGCCGCCCTCAATACTTTACTACAAGGTTGCGGTGCTATTATCGCAAAGCAATGGTGTATCGAAGCGCACCAAACCTTCAAGGCTCGAAAGTTGCCTGTTAAACAAGTTGCGTTCGTCCACGATGAAATCCAGATTGAAACAGCGGAACGCTATGGCGAAGAAGTTGCGTCAATCATGGTTGACTCTGCCCGTAAAGCAGGGATTACCTTGGGCTTTCGATGCCCAGTAGATGCCGAAAGTAAAATAGGTAAGACATGGTTTGACACACATTAATTAAGTGTGTTATAATATAGTTACTTCCTTACAGGAGAAAAGTAATGAGTGAAGTATTTAAGTTAGAGAATGTGGAACTGTACTGGCCGTTCCTCTACGAGCGCAACCAACTTAGCAATAAGTTTCAGGTTGATTTGTCTAACCTAACTGACGATCAGATTGCAAAGATCGAAGAGACAGGCGTACAGATTCGTAACAAGCAAGATGACCGCAATGCGTTTGTCACTTGTAAGTCCTCGATGTACGAGATCAAGCCTTACGACAAGAACGGTGAAGTGATTCCCGCTACTGTTAAAGTAGGCAACGGCTCTAAAGCTAACCTCATGGTTAAGCCTTATGGTTGGAAGTCTCCGACAGGACAGAAGGGTATCTCTCTTGGCATCGTGAAGATGGTCGTCACAGACCTGAACGAGTACAAGTCAGAGGGTGTGGATGTATCTGATCTAGTAGATGAAGATACGTTATGATTGCCCTGATTGACGGTGACATCCTGTGCTATCGCATAGGCTTTGCAACCAACGAAGAATCTGAGGATGTTGCTATCAGAACGATGGCATCATTCTTAGAAGATATGTTGATGCATGATCTTGATTGCGGAGAGTGGACAACTTACCTCACTGGTAAAACCAATTTCCGTCATGACGTTGCCGTCACTGAAAAGTACAAGGGAAACCGTAAGAAAGAGAAGCCTGTGCATATCAATCTCTTGCGGGACTACCTTGTTGCCTCATGGAATGGTGTAGTATCTGATGGGAATGAAGCTGATGATGAGATCGCTATTGCGGCAACCTCACTAGGCGACGAATCCATTATTGTTTCTCTTGACAAAGACTTTGACCAAGTGCAGGGATGGCACTACAACTTTGTGAAGAAGAACAAATACTACATCAAACCAGAGGAAGGGTTGCTTAACTTTTATATGCAGTTTCTTGTTGGAGACAGGATCGACAACATCATTGGTGTTGACGGCATTGGCCCGGTCAAAGCAAGGAAATTATTGGAAGGCAAATCAGAACAGGAAATGTTTGACATCTGCGTTGAGAAGTTAGGCAGTGTTGAAAGAGCAGTAGAGAACGGACGCTTGCTGTTCCTTCAACGCTATCCTAATCAGTTATGGGAACCGCCGCATGAAGACACAGAGTGCCAAAGCAAAGGGCAGGAAACTACAACAGTGGACAGCGGAGCAGATCTTGCAGACGTTTCCGCATCTGGAGAATGATGATGTTCGATCAACCAGTATGGGTGTTAGTGGTTCTGACGTTCAACTTAGCCCTCTGGCTCGCAAGTCTTTCTCGTATGATGTCGAATGCAAAAGCCTTGCGAGAGTTGGAGTCTATCGTTTTGTTGACCAGTGCAACAATCGAGGTGATGCACAGCCACTTGTCGTTGTTAAAGAAAACAGAAGAAAGCCTCTCGTCGTAGTGGATGCAGAGCATTTCTTTGAGTTACTGAGGAATCAGAAATGAAGCACATGGTCATACCTGACACTCAAGTGAAGCCGGGACATCCGATTGAACACCTGAGATGGGCAGGACAATATGCCGTTGAGAAGAAACCTGATGTCATCATACACATCGGAGATCACTTTGATCTACCTAGTCTGTCAACGTATGACGTAGGTAAGAAATCATTTGAGGGTCGTCGTTACATCAACGATATTAACTCTGGCATCGAAGCAATGGAAACATTCTTGGAGCCTATCAAGGAGGAACAGAAGCGGCTCAGACGTAACAAAGAAAAGTTATGGAAGCCTCGTCTTGTATTCACGTTAGGTAACCATGAGAACAGGATTGCGAGAGCGATTGAAGCAGACCCTAAACTAGAAGGGTTGATGTCGTTCAGTGATCTTAACCTGACAGAGATGGGGTGGGAAGTACATGGATTCTTACAACCAGTGGTTATTGATGGCGTTTGTTATAGCCATTACTTTGTATCTGGTGTCATGGGAAGACCAGTGAGTAGCTCCAATGCGCTATTGACTAAGCAACACATGAGTTGTGTGATGGGTCACGTTCAAGATCGGCAGATCAGCTTTGCAAGACGCGCTGATGGGCGACGTATCACAGGACTCTTTGCAGGTATCTTCTATCAACATGATGAGGACTACTTGACACCGCAGACTAACGGATCATGGTCTGGTATATGGATGTTGCACGAAGTCAAAGACGGAGCATTCGATGAGATGCCAGTGTCAATCAATTACTTGAGGGAGAGGTATGCCTGATCTAAGTTCAATGGCGAATGAATATCAACTAGGTGGCGCACACTACACCAACAAAGATATTCAGCCTTGGGAAGCAATGGAAGCGTGGATGACTGAGGAGCAATTCAAGGGATTCTTAATGGGCAATGTAATCAAATACATCGCTCGCTTTCAGGACAAAGGCGGTGTGTTAGACTTGCAAAAGTGCAAACATTACCTTGACAAATTGATTGAAGTATGGTAAAATAGATGTTCACGCTTGAAGAAATTAAGGATAAACTCAAGCAGTTAGACGAGGTAACTGTGATGGAAACATTAGAAATTACCTCTGCTGACTTGGTAGATCGGTTCACTGATCGCATTGAAGAAAAACAAGATACACTGGAGAATGATTTCGATGACTCAACACCTTGGGATAACGATTGATTATGAAAGAGACAGTCGCCTTAGTGATCAAGCAAGCACGCTCATGCGTGACTACTATATGCTTGAGCATGAAGAGTCTCCTCAGCAGGCTTTCGCTCGTGCGGCAGTGGCCTACTGCTATGGGGATCTGGATTTGGCACAACGTATTTATGACTATGCCTCAAAGGGTTGGTTCATGTTTGCG